CAGATAGCTTTTTCAATGTCCTCGTTTCCGTTCTTACGGTTTGATCGCCAGACGTATTTAAAGGCATTGCACTGGCAAAAATGTTTGACTGCTTCCACTCCAAAAACTTCCGTCATCACTTTGATGCATTCGTATTTCCCAACTTCGTAGTGAGCCGGATGGTTTACGTTATCTGCCATGTCATCACCTCAATTCACGGCTGTTAGCTCCTACCGCTCATTTGACCGACTGTGTGTCCGCACCGTGTGAAATCAATCCATCATTGTCAGAACAGTCTTAACCTTTTCTTTGCAAGTAGAATCACCTTCGCATATTTTCTTTATTGCCTTCCGTTCAGATCTCATTTCTTTCATAACGGTTATTGTGTTGTCGTTCAGAATCTCAAGGCTTCCGATCAGATCAGCAATCGCTTTGTATCCTCTTCCACTTGACAATATGCCGTATATAGCTTTGCTATATTCTTCATCGGTCATTCTGAAATCACCCTGTTTTCAAACTTTTTATACGCATCCAGATACCATTCTTTTTTATCGCCGTTGTATGTCAGCTCGTAATACATGCCATCATAAAGCGTACTGCTGATAAGATACTTCCAGTTCTGCAATGCTTTCGCTTTCCAGACCGTGTACAATTCAAACGTGGTTTCTGGGTCTGACTTGTCCAGGTGCTCCAAGATGTACTGCCTTACAATATCTAATGCTTTATTATCCATGCTTATTCCTCCTTACGCATTCCTTCCCACTTTCTCCATGTCATCCATATAGCTGTCGGAAACCTGTGTCCGTCAACATCAATCAGCCCTATCTTCATCCTTCTGTTTCTTCAACCAATCCTTTAACAGATAGAAACATTCTTTCTGCACATCGAAATCCCTCTGCGTGATGTCACGGTCCTTAATCCACGACAGGTCACGTTTAATTGCCTGATTTTGCCGATGCAGATTGATGCTGTTCTGGATCAACCGGATTATCTGAGTTATGACCAGTGCGGTCGTTATGATTGTCAGATATGTTGTCATTCCGTTTACACCCCTTCTACGTGCCTAGTTTTCGTCATTACACCTCACACCCTAACAAGATTACCTTGAAAGAGTGAAAGGTGATTTTTTACGATACCAGTGCTTTGCTAGACGGCTTAGAATCGATTCTGTGACCGTCTGAGCCTGTCAGCAAGTTCCTGTCTCTGTTCATCCGTCAGTTCACGCTTGACCGCCTTGCTCCTGAAGCTGATAAACTTAACCGGACAGCGGTAGAACTTTTCCACGACATCTCCTTCACAGGTTTCCTGTCTGACGAACTCCCATTCAGGGCTGTTCTCCACAAGTCTGTCCAGCTTGGTCATATATCTCATGTCGCTTGTGCATATCTCTGCCCTGTCGCTTAGTCTTCCGATCCGGATGATTGTTTCCTGTTCTTCTAATGATGGTCTCATTCCTTCTTTTCCTCCTTCAGCCATCTGAGATACTGCCCCACCAGACCGCCATAGTTCTTCGCCAGAAAGTGTGCCAGCTGTGCATCCGTCATGGAGCGGATCGCATCAGCATTCGTATAGGCTTTCCAGTTCGGATGATTGTGGTCTGTGAAGCATCCATCGAAGCAGTTGGTGTTGTTCGGGTTGTAGTCTTGCTGTCCGTAGTGGCAATTACTGCAATTCTTTTCCATATTTCCGACTCCACTTCTTGCACACCTGTTCATACTCGCACCCTAACCAGTATTCCCTGTGGATTCCGTCCGGCTTCTTATCGACCGTATACTGCAACTGCAGTTTTGCGATGGTACAGTTTTCGCACATGCCGGACATTATGATTTCGATCATTTCACTACCTCCATCATCTTGTCATGGTATGCCAGCATGCGGTCACATGTATTCTTCTGGAACTCGATTCCATACAACTCGTCATCTGACCAGACATCAAACAGTGTCAATTGATTTTCCGGATAATCCTCCCATCCGACACCGATGTAATCCAGAACTCGACCCCATCCGTACTGTTCTCCGGTTTCTGAGTCCGTTACAAGTCTGTACATGAGATATTCCCATTCTTTCGGATTCTTCTCACGGAGCCTGTCAAACCGATGCGGACGCTTCTCCATGTGGATACCGAAGCCACACAAACTGCATCCGGTTCTCTGCGCTCCTGTTGTGTACAAGTCTCCGTTTGGATTCCGTCTGATAGTTCCGTAAATCTCCGGTATGATACTTTTGACCGGAATGTACTCTTTGTCTTTTCCATATGGCTGTTCGTGAAATTTCTTCTCAAACAGTTCCAGATGGTTGTGATACCAGTCATCCATTTCCAGTGCCAATCTCAGCACATCATTCCGGAGCCATGAGCCGAACGGACACGACCGCATAACCGTCTTTCCGTAATAGTTGCATCCGTGATCCACGATGCCTTCCTCACGTTGTCCGCCTTCTGAAGCCATCAGACCAAGAAACGCATGGCTGTTGTGAGCCTTCGCCCAATCATCCGCTGGCTTCTCTTTGAGGTAATAGCAACATCTGTTCGATACCTTAAATGGTGCTATCTTGTAATTGACCCCTTCGTTTTCATTTTCGTATCCACCGAAAAGCTCCAACCATTTTTGTGGTAGCTTCATTCGGCTATTCTTCGCGAAATGGCCTTGTTCTCCACATTCCCCTGTAATGATTGCATGTCTGACTGTTTTGTTATCATCGCTTGGATGCTGAAGCAAATCAATCTTGCCAGCTATCCGCTTTGATATGACTGGAAAACCAAGTTCATTAATGACATTATGTTTGCTTTTGCAAGGCAACAATCGTTCAATTCCAAGAGCTTTATGCACCGCCTGATTGCTCTTATCCTCCAAAGACGAAACAGACACTGCGGGAACATCAATTCCGATTGACTGCAGAAAGACTGTCAGCACAATACTGTCAAGGCCTCCAACTGACACATGACTGTTGAATCCTCTCCGTTCCATTTCGTCATAAAATTCATGAGCCAGAGCGGTTGCACGTTTTATCTTTGCTTCGTATGGTAAGGATTGACGTTGTGCCATCTCAGCCTTTTTACGGCGTTTCTCTGCCCTCCATTCTTCTGTGGTAAGCTCATGTTCTGGCTTCTGCATCATTTCACCCCTCTTCATCAACCCATTCACCTGCGTGGGATGCGTCTTCCATCCGGTTCTGGCACCACTCCAGAGCTTTTACCGGGCTAGCTGCTTCGACAAACCAATAATTTTCAAGCATTACGTCCTGAACGATGTACAACCTGTCTTCCGCATAGGTCCACCGAAACCACGGATTATCAAGTCCCACCTCATGAAAGCTATGCCAGACTATGTTTTTCAAGATTCCGTAAAACTCATGAATCATCTTTTCCTGCTTCATGCTTCACACTCCCTCTCTATCTGTTCCATCCGTTCCGCCACTGTCAGCGGACACTTATCACACAATGCTTCCAAGTCATCACCGGACACTGTCATCGGATACCGGCAGCGGTCGCAGAGTGATTCGACCTGTTCAGTTGTTAGTGTTATCATTTCTTATTCTCCCTTAGATAAAATCAAAGATACTCATTTGACCAACAATATTGTCCATCGTATCCCCATGTGCGGCTATTTCAAGATTTGCCTTCGCCTGTTCGTAATAGCTCTGTTTCAGTTCGATTCCGATCCCCCTACGATTCAGTTTGACGGCAACATACGGAACACTTCCGACACCAGCAAACGGATCGAATACAATGTCATTCGGATTCGTCCATAATTCGATGCATCTTTGAATAACATCCAACTGCAACGGACATATATGCCGTTCGTCCTTTTCAGCCCTTGCTGATTTCTTCTGCAGCGTGTCCGACTGTTTGATGTCCATCCATACCGGGCTTGCGTAGTTCTGCCACACATCCACCGGGAAGGTTTCGTGAGTATGAGATACTCTTTCCGGATTCTCTCCCGGCTTTCTCATTGTGATGATGTAGTCCGGTATTCCCTGTCTACACATGGTAGAATCCTTCCGGATCTGCTTATGCAACAGACCGAGTGCCTTTGTTCTCTGCATTTCCGTGACCGGATTCTTCCAGATGGTCACTCTGCTATGATAGATGAATCCGCAATCCTGAAACACTTGACGGACAATAGCAGGAAAGTCTTTCAGTCCGATGACTCCATCACGCTCTTTCATCATAGGCAAGTCCATACAATGAAAGCTAAGTAAACGA